TTTTGATTCGCTTGCCACGCCGCAAACTGTTTTCCCCGACAACTGGAAGATTCTAGGGTCAATTTTTGGTTTTCTGAGCGCTTGTTTTGCGGGCACAGCAATACTGAAGAAGGCCTTCGCCCCTTATTTCGAGAGCGACGGCAAGACTAATCATCGCTCCAAGGTTCAGAGAAAGACACAGAGTGCTGCAAGAAAGGTGAGGCGAAGTGCGAGAGCCGCGCTTGGAAATACTAAATTTGAGAAGATGCACCGCCCGGAAGCTAACGATCCTACCTTTGACTTGATCACGAAAATTGTCAAGCGGAATTTCTACACAATGTATGTGAATGAGAAACGTGTTGGAAATGTCACATTTTTGCGAGGTAGAACCTGTGTTTTCCCTCGTCATTACAACACTCTCATTGACAGTGTTTGCGGTGGTGATGAAAAGATCATCGCGACACTGTACGATAGTGTTGGTGTTCCTCAATTTAAGTTTGACTGGCTCGCAGAGATGAACGTTTACAATTTCGATTTCGATCTGCAGGCCATGACAATTCCTGGTATAAGGGAACATGCTGACATCACCTCTCGTCTGGTGAGTGAATCCGCTATTCACGAAGGGGATGGGTTTGACGCGATGTTTCCAGTCTTGCGAAATGATCAACTCTTGATTCTAGAACCATACGTCAAAATTGGTTATTCTACGCAATACATGGATGAATTCACATCAAATAAGTTGCAATACATAGCTGCTACTCAACCTGGTGATTGTGGCTCTCCACTAATCACCGTTGATAAGCGTTTTGGATCTCCAACAGTACTTGGTTTCCACACTGCAGGACAAACATTCTCTGTAGGAAGAAAGGCATGTTTGGGAGTTTTCTTGTCTGCTGAGCAGGCTAGTTACTGCTTGGAAGCATTGGATGAGGATTTGATTCTTGAGGAGGATTTTAAGTGCGGTTTAGGCTTCAATATGGAAGGTTTTGCTGTTATGGACAAGAAACAAGCACCCAAGTTTGCCACTAAAACGAAGATAGAGCAAACGCGTGTTGCTGGCAAAGCTTTTGAATTGACGACGAAACCCGCAATGCTCCACAAGTTCACTAATGATGAAGGAACTACAATTGACCCTGCAAAGAATGCCCAGTTTAAGTATTGCAATCCTCCTGTTTGCATTGACAATTCACTGCTTGATACAGCCAGCGTTATTGTCAATGAGAGGATTTTGCGAAACAATGTCCCCGCTCCTTGGGAGCCCAGGTTGTGGTCTTTCGAGGAAGCTGTTGCCGGTGTTGACGGTGTTGATTATTGCAACGCAATTGACCGTGGAACTTCTGCGGGCTACCCTCATAATTTGAACACTCGCAATGGAAAGAAGATTTGGCTTGGTTCGGCTGGTAAAGTCGATTTTTCCTCTCCTGATATTGCTCCTTTAAGAGAGATGGTTATGGAGGTTGTGAACAAGGCGAAGAGGGGAGTTCGTAGCGAGCACATTTATATGGATTGTCTCAAAGATGAGCGTAGACCGATCAAAAAGGTTGAGGCTGGCAAAACGAGACAATTCATGGCATGCCCAATTCAGTTACTTATCTCCATTAGGATGTATTTTGGAGATTTTATCAGGCATATTTGTGCAAACAAGATCAAGAATGGTATTTCTGTTGGAATAAATCCGGTAAGCGATGAATGGACAGCACTTCATGAGTACCTTCACCCTTCATCAGAATACGTTCATGGAGCTGGTGATTATGCTTCTTTTGATTGCAAACTTGCTCCTGCAGTTGACTACAAGTTTTTGGAGTGCGCTGAGCTTTTCTATGCGTGCTCCTCAACCGCAGAAGAT